TCAACACAAATTGCTGCTGCTTCTTTTCCTACTGGAACAGGTGGAGACACAACACAAATTAATGTTGGTACACAGTTGGGTTTTAGAGTTAATGACACAGTAACACTTGCATATCCATCAGGATCAACAGTAACTAACTGTATTGCAGCAGGAGATCATTTTGTAAAAACTTACGATGCTTCTACTGGAGAAATGACCCTATCTTCAACAGCAGGGGGAGCGGCTTTAACAGCTTCAGCAGCACCAACATTTCTCACTGGAACGCTTGCAAGCATTACATTTACAGCACCATTAGTAGTTGGATCTGTAAGAGAATGGAGTTTTGAAATAACTAGAGCAGAAATTGACGTAACAAGTATTGGTCAAACTGTCACTCAAACTGCACCATTTAGAACTTTCATCTCAGGTTTCGCTGATGGTAGTGGTTCTGCCAGTGTTTACTCCACAGATGATGACACACTTTTATCCAGTAGAATGGTTGAAGATGTTATTCAACGTCAACAAACTGGTGCAAAGGTAAGATTGTATATTGATCGTCAGATGAGTGGTGCTAACGTAGATCAAACCGCAAGTAGATCAATCTTGGCAGATATTATTCTTACTTCTGCAAGTTTCAACGTCAACCCAGATGACGGACAGGTTGTAGAGATAGCCTTCAGACCTAGTGCTGCTCCAACATTCGACTTATCTAAGACTGCTTAGTTAAATTAGCATAACTTAACGAACCTCAGTATATCTGAGGTTTTTTATTGGCTGTTGTATTATACTAGATATAAGTTATTAATTATGTATGGCATCTAATTTATCTGCACTGGATCGTTTAAGAAAAGCAGCAAATCTTGAACCAGTAAAAAAAGAAGTTACATTATCTGATGGTTCTATTTTTGAAATGTATGTAACACCATTAACAATGGCAGAAAGAGAGAGAGCAAGAAGGCAAGCTAAAAGTGATGATGCTAATGCTTTTGCTTTGCAATTATTATTATCTAAGGCACAAGATGAAAATGGTAGAAATCTTTTTAATGCAGGAGAAATTGACGTTTTAAAAAATGAAGTGAAAGACAGTGATTTACAAAGTTTGATGCTTGCAGTTATTCAAGAAGAAGAGGACATAATCGACCCAAAAGATTAGTTGCTGAATTAAAAAAAGATAATTGGTTATTATTACAATTTGGAATAGCGAAAGAACTAGGTAGAACTTTGTCAGAAATAAGAACGATGACACAAGAAGAAATCATAGGTTGGAGTGCTTATTTTGAAGTAATAAACGAAGAGCAAGAAAAAGCATTTGAAAAAGCAAAACGAAGGAGATAAGCTAGAATAAAGTAACCTTTTATTGTTTTGTCGTGGCAACTAAAGCAGATATAGAAATTGCCGTAAGAGGTATAGAGCAGATAAATCAAGCGAAAAGAAGTATTGGAACTTTATCTACAAATATTAATAATTTAAATAAAGCAGCTTCTAAAGATATTTTCGGAAAAGTTCGTCAAGGTTTTCAAGGTTTAGTTTTAAGCACTGATAATTTAAATAAATTATTAAATAAATCACAAGCAAATTTTAATAAAGCTGCACAGGGAACAACAGAATTTGAACAAGCTACAGATCAATTAGCTGAAGTTCAACTTAAACAATCTAAAATCACAAAAATAAATGATAGAGCTTTACAAAATGCCATTAGAAAAAAACAAGGATTGCAAAGCGTAGAAGAAAGAGAAGCACAATTAGACAGGAGAGCTATAAAGCTAAAAGAGTTGAGAGCAAAAAAAGAAAAACAACTAGAGTTAGCTGAACAAAAAAGAGCAAGAAATAAAAAACTTAGTGGTGCAGTTGCAAGTGGAGCGATTGGTGGAGCTTTTCCATTATTATTTGGACAAGGTGGATTCGCAGCAGCTGGTGGTGCTATTGGTGGTTTTGGTGGTGGATTGTTGGGTGGTCAGTTTGGTTTTGCTCTTTCTTTAGTTGGCACTCAATTAGGTGCTGCTGTTGATGGCTTTGTTAAGGGAGCAGCTAGTGTAGGTCAGGCATTAAATCCTTTAACTGCTGATTTGGATGCTTTAATTACTTCATTAGGGGTAACAGGAACGCAAGAAGCAGAAAGAATCAAATTAATAGAAGAGGCTCAAGGAAAACAGGCAGCTTTAAATGCAGTTACAGCACAAATGAATCAGTTGTTAGGTGCAGATGCAGTTGAAAGTTTGAAACGCTTTGGAGAAACTTCTCGATTAATTGGAAATAATTTCTCACAAGCATTATTAAAATTACAAGGTGCATTGGCTCCTGTTTTAGAAACGATTGCAAAATTTGTAAGTCAATCTACAGGTGCAGAACAAAGTGAAATTGATAGATTAAGTAAAAGTAGAATTGGTACTGATCCACAAGCAGTTGCTTTACAAAGAAGAATATCTGAATTACAGGCTAGACCAGGTGCAAGTCGATCAGGAGCTATACAAGGTCAAATAGCTAATCTAAAAGCAGAACTTGAAACTAGAAAGAAAATTTTAGCTGAACTAAAAAAAGAGGACATCTTAAGTTCTAATAAAAATAAAAAACTAGATATTGCTTTAGATAAAATAGAGGAAGAAAATAGATTATTTAATGCGACTTTAGATGGAAGAAAAGAAGAATTTCTAATTGAACAACAAATAGATCAAATTTTAAAATCTATGCAGTTGACTGAAAAAGAATTAACTGACACTCAAAATGAAAGAATTAGAAATGCGGTTGAAAACAATGCAGAGCTTAAAAAACAAGTAGATTTAACTAAAGATTTAGGTAGTAACTTTGAAAGAATTGGTCAATCTATCGCTTCTGGTGTCAGTGATAATTTAAGTGCTGCAATATTACAAACTAAAACTTTAGGTGACGCTGCAAAATCAATCTTAAATGATTTATCTAATACGCTGGTAAAACTTGGTGTGAATACTATTTTGGCAAGTTTGCCAGGTATAGGAGGTGCGTTTAGTGCTTTACCGAAATTAGGATTTGCAAGGGGAGGTAGACCTCCAACTGGTAGACCTTCAATAGTAGGAGAACGTGGCCCAGAACTATTCGTACCAAGAAGATCAGGCACAATAATACCTAACGACAAACTAGGTGGAGGAGGCAGTACAAACATCAGCGTGAATGTAGATGCTTCTGGATCGTCTGTTCAAGGTGATGAACAGCAAAGTAAAGAACTTGGCAAGGCTATTTCAGCAGCGATACAATCGGAATTATTAAAACAAAGACGACCAGGAGGTTTATTAAGATAATGGCTACTTTTCCTGATTACAACCCTGTTTTTTCTGCAAGTAAAACTGATATTACTAATACCAGAACAGTTCAATTTGGTGACGGCTACCAACAGAGATTTACGTTTGGTATAAATCAAAAGGCAAAACAATGGAGCTTGACATTTAATATTGATGATGAAGATGCAACTGAGATTGAAACATTTTTAGAGGCAAGAAAAGTTGATGGAGCATCTTTTGATTGGTCACCTCCAGATTCATCTACTACTTTTAAATGGATATGCCCTTCTTTTACTAAAGAAATATTTGAATTTAATAGAAATAGAATAAATGCAACATTTACACAAGTATTTGAACCCTAA